GAAGATGACATTTGGGCATACATAAGAGAGAGGGGATTGAAAATTGCAGATATATACCATAAAGGGGCAAAACGAACCGGTTGTATGTTCTGCGGATATGGTTGCCAATTCAAAGACGATAACAGGCTTCAACTTTGCTATGAGTTGTACCCTAAGATGTACAATCACTTCATGAACTATACGAATAACGGCGTTACTTATCGAGAAGCGATGAGAAAGGTATTAGCTGTAAATGGTCTGTTTCTTCCCGATGAAAAGCCAAAAACACTTTTCGATTGAAATGAGAATCTAAAATAAACAAATGATAGACACCATGAACAATCTTGTATTCAAAGGCCATAACGGCCAAGTGTTAACTAACAGTCTTTTAATTGCTGAGAAATTTGAAAAGAGACATTCGTATGTTTTAGAAGCAATTCAAAATTTATTAGTTAGAAAGGAAAAATCCCTGCAAACTGATAATCAACAACTTGCAAAAATGTTCGCATTGGTTGAGTACGATGTGCCTTTAAACAACGGTACAGGAGCAGTACGCAAAGCCCCTATGTATGTCATGAACCGAGACGGCTTCACCTTGCTGGCTATGGGATTCACCGGCGAAAAGGCTCTCAAATTCAAACTCGAATACATCAACGCCTTCAATCAAATGGAGGAGACAATCAAAAGCGGAGGACACCACGTCCCCGGCTCTTTCCGTGAAGCCCTCCTGTTGGCCGCCGAACAACAAGCCCGAATAGAAGAACAGCAGAAGATGATAGAAGCCAACCGCCCCAAAGTCCTGTTTGCCGAGGCGGTGGAGACATCGCAACGCTCCTGCCTCATTGGAGAGCTGGCAAAAATCCTCAATCAAAACGGAATCAAGATAGGGCAAAACAGATTGTTCCAATTATTGAGAGATGAGGGCTACCTCTGTAAGACCGGCGAGAATTACAACCTACCTACCCAACGGGCTATGGAGATGAATCTCTTCGAGATAAAGAAAACGATCATCAACAAGCCCGACGGCACAATACTGGTAACGACCACTACGAAGGTAACCGGTAAAGGTCAAATCTACTTCATCAACAAATTTTTGCGTGAAAAACAACAGAAACAAGCCGTATGATAGACATCAAGCACATCATCGCCTCGATAGTCGAGGAAAAGAAAAAGAATAACAAGGAGCCCTCCATAGCGAGCTTTACCGAAATACAGTCGGTGGTTATCCGGTCACTCAAATCCGAGATAAACGAGTTATGCAAAACCGGTGAGATTGACAAGCACAAGACCCTGAACGGGTGGGCATTTTCAATTACTGAAACTACAAATTAAAAAAAAGTTTAATCATTTGATTTACAGATGTTTATATTTGTCAAAAAGTAAATAATATATTAAATTTACCATGTAATAAATAAGAACAATTATGAGCACAATCTTACAGTTTCCCAACCGTTTCACGTCAGTGGAAATTGTCATATTATGAGTAAAATTCATGAGTTTATAAAAAGAAAATAGGAACTAAATATACATGGGACGAAATAGAAAAATGGGATTGGACTATTTTCCTTTTGACATAGACACATTTCAAGATATAAGAATACGAAAGTTAATCAAGTATCAAGGCGGTAAAGCTATGACGGTATATGCTCTCCTGCTATGTCTTATCTACAAGGGTGGGTACTACATGATGTGGGACGAAGAGTTGCCCTTCATTATTTCGGAACAGACCGGGTTTGAAGAGGCATATATATCAGAAGTGATTAAGAGCTGTCTGGCACTGGGGTTATTTTCCAAAGAATTATTTGAAATGGAACATGTATTGTCATCGAAAGGAATACAGGAACGATACAGGGACATTTGCAAACAGATCAATCGGAAATGCGATTTTGTCGAATATTCCCTTATTTCTTCCGAGGAAAAACATATTTCCTCCGAGGAAATGCCTATTTCTTCCGAAGAAATGCCAATAAACTCTGAGAAAATACCACAAAAGAAAATAAAAGAAAAAGAAAAAAAAGAAATACTCTCTAACGAGAGTATAAAGAAAAAAGCGGCGTCCGCCGCCACGCACGAAAGGAAAGAAGCCTTTTATCATTCCCTTATCCCTTATGCCGACAAGTACGGGAAAGAAATGCTTCGGGCATTCTTCGACTATTGGTCGGAGATGAACGCCTCCCAAACGAAAATGAGATTCGAGAAACAGCCCACATGGGAGCTCTCCAAGCGGCTCGCCACATGGGCAAACAACGAGAAAAAGTATGAAAAAAATAGAAGAGCTGCTACCGGAAAGACCAAACAGGAGCGAGTTGCAGAGTTTGCGAAAGCCATCGCCACCAAGCTGGCAACGGGAGATACTGGCAACCTACAAGACGGGGGAGAATCTGCTCTGCCTTTTTAGCCCCGACAATCAAGGCCGCTATTGCCAGAGCCTCGAACGATGCTTTATCGGCAAAGCTCCGAGCATAGCCCGTGTATCGAGGACGTTCGGGGGCCACATCGCAGAGTCGTGGCTGGAAATACAGCTTCTCGACCTAGCCGAATTTTCGGGAGTCCGCAAGGACGGAATGACGGAAAAGGAATACGAGGAGATAGCCCGTATCATCATCTCCGGCTATGGCGATTTCAAGCTCACCGAGTTCATGGTATTCTTCCAGCGGTTCAAACAAGGGCTTTACGGAACGTTCTACGGAGTTTTCGATCCTATGGTGATAACAAGGTCGCTTCGAGAGTTCAGAGCCGACAGAGAGAAACTATTGCGGTTCTATGAGGACAAGAAAAGGCAGGAGGAAAAGGAACGGGAATGGGAACGAAGCAGAACCACCAGCCTCACCTTCGAGGAATGGGAAGAGCTCAAATGGCTGTTTAACATGGGATATGAACGAAAAGACGTTGAGCAATGAATTAGAATTATGAACACGACAAAAGAATCACCAACAGACCCCCTAGAAGACATCGTATCGGAGATACTGTCTCATAAGCCTGCGATCGGGTTACACGACCTGTTAATCATTTTCGACAGCCATAAGAAAGTATGGCAATGTTATTTCGAAAATGTTTCCGGCGTAGGCATGGATAGAGATTTGAGAAAGGCATTATTAGAGTTAATGGAAATAAGAGTAAAAAGTATACGGATATGGGAGAAACCGAACTTATGAAAGGAGGAGAATAAATGGATACAAACTTATCTATATCACAAATACATTTGGCATTACGTAACAGTGGGATATGGAATAAACGTTCGGATATTATGATTCCCAATCTATCATGGGGATTACTTGATTATGAAGCTGATTTTGTTGTGCTATCTAAAAGTGGCTATCTTACAGAAGTGGAAATAAAGCGTTCGTGGGAAGATTTTAAAGCAGATTTCAATAAAAAACATAAACATGATGCCGATCAAGTTTACTATTTCTACTACTGTGTGCCAGAAAAAATATATGACAAGGTAATATCATTTTTTCAATTGAAAAGTTCCGATAATATCAATATTAATTTACCTGCTGTAATTTACTACACAGAGAGTGGCAATATAGTACGAACTGGTTTTGGTAACCCTTATTCAAGAGGGAAACGTCGTAAATTATTCTTGGAAGAACAATTAATAATAGCTCGATTAGGACAGTTAAGATATTGGAACTTATTGGAGAAAGGAGGAGAGCAATGAAAGCAAAAATTAAATCGACTGGCGAAGTCATAGAGGTATCACGGATAGAAAATATTATCACCAAAAGAGGAGTGGAGCGTCAATATGTTGATAACAAGCGTAGTTGGTGTACATACGTGCAATCAGAGCTTGAATTTATTAAAGAAGAACCACACAAGAACATTGATTGGGAGCAACGCAGGTATGAGATAGCCAAAGATATGATGACTGCTGCTGAACAACATAACAATGATACAACAGGATTCAAAAATACAATGGCACAAGCGCAATATGCAATAGAATGTGCCGATGCGCTCATAGCAGAATTGAAGAAAGGAGGAGAGCAATGATTGAACGATTAAAATGCTGTATCAACATTCTGTTTGCAAAGCAATATATCGTTTTTACGGCAGACAAATACAAGATAGGTAAGTTCGGATCAGGATATATCCGTACAACTAATAAAGCATTCTTACAAGCGGCTATTGAGGTTATAGAGGAAATAGACAGTCATCTAGTTGAAGTTAATGAGAAAAATTGATAAACAATGAAAATAGAAGATATTGAAGATGGAGCATTAGATTGTGCCCTATTCGAAGATTATTACTATAATCCCGAATTGCAGCCTGCATATATAGATGGTTTCAAGCGTGGTACGAAATGGCGTATTGATTCAGTGTGGCATGAGGTAAGTGAAGAACCCGAAAGGAATAGAATATATCTTGCTCAACTTGGAGACAGTGCCTTTGATACCTTTTATGACTCTGGAAATTGGGTAAAATTTTCACGTGGAGTTAACATGCAACGTTGGGCATATGTAGAAGACTTGTTACCAAATAAACAGGAGGAATAGCAATGAGAAAAACGATATTAGATGCCTGTTGTGGGGGAAAGATGTTCTACTTCGACAAACATGACGAAAGAGTTCTTTTTCAAGACATTCGAAAGGTATCTACTCATTTATGCGATGGTAGATCATTTGAAGTAAATCCCGACATACAAGCCGACTTTACAAATATGCCCTACGAGGATAAATCTTTTTCGATGGTAGTTTTCGATCCGCCTCACTTATTAAGGAATGCTGGAAAGTCAAAGATGGCAGATATGTACGGAAGTTTGAACGAAAAAGCATCGCCAACAGGCTACCAACAAATTAAATACGGAGCTCTGTATTCAGATTGGCGTGATATGCTGGCAAAGGGATTTAAAGAATGTTTTCGAGTCCTGAAACCCGGAGGATTTTTGATTTTCAAATGGAACGAGACCGACATCAAAGTGTCGGAAGTTCTCAAACTCACACCTGAAAAACCAATATTCGGGCATATATCCGGAAAACGTTCTAATACGCACTGGATTTGTTTCATGAAAGAAATTATAAAGGAGGAATAAGAGATGTTTATTTTAAAATGGATAAAAGCAAAGAAAAACGGTATACCATTATATATTAAAGACAAATGGTATAATTATAGGGCGATGATGACAGAAAGTGAAGCGAAAACAACAGATCATATACAGATATACGATGACAATGGAAAATATATCGTCCCCAAAAGAGGAGTTACTGTTAATGTTTTTTTCTCAAAAAAGAAAGTTATAGCTACTTATGTAATAATAGGGATTCATGAAGAATCGCGGAATAAGGATTGGTTATATGCTTACGATTGGGTAAATGTAGATTTATTTTTCGTCGGAAATATAAAAAAGATATGAGAAAGGAGATAAGCCATGAAAGAAAAAAGGTTTATATAAATTAAATAAAGAAGCCAAAACAGGGGAAATAATAGAATGTCCAGTTTGTCATAAAAAATTTGTAAAGCGTCAATATTCACAAGCTTTTTGTTGTACAAATTGTAAAGATAAATTTTGGAATAGACATAATCCAGATAGACATAAATATGATATTTACTATAATGATATTGATTCTATGGATCATGAATGGGACGAATCATTTGGTGTAGCAGAATATCAATGATTAAATGATCTGACAATATAACGACAGAGTATGTGGATTTTCCCGCTTTCATTCAATAGTTTAATTAACAGTGTTGTATTATGAAAGAATGTTTGATAAAATTCCAATGTTCACACGAGTGGATAATATTACATACTACCCATTATCCGAATTGCGATGTTATCCTGCTTACATGTAAGAAATGTAGAAAACTAAAAAGTAAAATAGTATGACAGTACAAGAATTGATTGACGAACTTATGAAAGTTCCAGATAAGTCAGCCGAAGTGTTTTATCTTTCAGATAGTGGCGATTTC